TAATTTAAGTATACTACAATAACCTTTATTTGTCAAGTTAAAAATAGAATCTTCTTTAAATTTGTTCTTGCAAGCATCCAATAAAATTCTATTGCAATCATCAGAAAAGATTTTAGTAATACTCTGCTTTCTTCGATTCCACTCAATTAAATTACTATCTGCTTCTTCCATTGAATAAACCGCAGTATCGCTACCGTAAGCAAAGTTTGCAACATAGTATTGTATTAGTTCTTTGTCTACTGGATATTTTCTTGCAAGTTTCTCAAACATAAGACGATCATTCCTAGCATTAAATGCATCACGTGTTCCCTTTAGGTTACCACGATTTTTAAATACATCGAAATTGTCTTTAGTGAAATGGAGTCTGACAGCTATGTAATACTTATACGCTTTGAATCCGTCCATTAGACATCCAGTTGTGCTTTCTTAGGGAGATAATTAAGTTCTTGCATATTGAGTGCTACCTTTTCCTTCAAAGACTTGTTGACTAACTTAGCAATGTCTTGTGGTTCAAGATAGTTTTCTTTACAATATTCAAGGATAGCATCCATGTGAGTGATTCGTCTTTCGTTAACGACCTGCTCAATGTAAAGAGAAAATTCGTTTGATGTTTTAAACATTCTGAGTATGTTTATTGAGGTAGTAATTGGCTGTTCTAATAGCATGATTAAGTTCAGAATATTCTTTCGATTTAATATTATAAAGTTTCCAGATGTTAGTATCTGTTTTTTCGGGATCCATTTTGTTACCGAATTTATCAAGATACAAACTGAAAAATTTGTCAAGTTTCATCTTGTCATTCAATAGGCTAATGTAAAGATCTTGCACTTCCTTTACGTCGCCCATATGACTTGCAGATACAATTTTATTCAATTTAGCGTTCATTATTTAGTCTTTCGTTGTATATAATCAATAACTTCTATTGCGTCTTTATATCCAGACAACTCTACTGCTTGTTCCAGATAATCTTGGGACTGCTCAATGTATTTGGCACGTTGCATTTTAGCAAGTTCAACAATGTTCAGTTCATAAAACTCTTGATCCGTAGAACCATCGTTATAAACATGTTCCCAAGTGCCATCTTGCTTCAAGCGAATCTTCATCAGGATTTTCTTTTCCATCAACCTCTCCTCATTCTAGCAATGTCAACTGCTTGTTCATCAGAAAAAATAGGAACAGCATTCGACTTATGCATGGTGCCAATACCTTTGATCGCAGTACCAGTATACACTTTATCAGGTGCTTTAGTACATGGACCACCAGTAAAGGGGAGACTCGGAATCTTAGGTGTCTCACGACAAGCAGGTGTACCGAGTGAGTATACATCACTGAGTGATTGTTCTTTCCTAGGAGCAACCTTCTTTGTGGCATACTTCTTCAACATGGCTTCCCATGATGCTTGCAACTCACGTTGCTTTGCATTTTGTTTACGTTTCTTGGATCGACCAAGACTGGTGTGAATAAGAATCATAATATAATTATACCTCAATATTGAATTAAAGTAAAGCAGTTATTTGCAAAGTTCTTTAAAGGTTTTGACCTCGAATTCACCCCATCTTTTATAGGATCTGGGTGCCAAATCTCCAGTCTTAGATGAGAATGCAAAGTCAACTCCACCTTTCATCATTCTGGTTTTCCAATCATGAAGTGGAATAAGAAACATTCTATAATTTGTTTTATTACGTCGGTCGTCTAAGTGTGTTATGAATATACGTAAATGACCATGTTTATTTTTTAATGCTGCTGGGGATAATACTGCAGCGTTGTTTGTATACTGATGCTTATCTTTATATTTGTTATGTTTTCTGGCACGAGCAGTCATATATTTTGCATCAGAACCATCTGTATAATCTTCGCCATCTTTATTAGATTTTTTCAATTTTTTATTGTTGTCGAGAATAGCTTGTTCTAGAAGATTACTTACAGAAACACCACCCCATATCGCCAGTGTTTTTGCTTGTTCAAGACTGATACCAGCAGTACTAGATTTACTTAATTTTTTCCACAAAAATTCTATTGCTGCTTGATCTGAAATGGTTGTATTTTCACTATGGTTAGTTGACATAATATATCCTTAAACGATTTTACTAATCGAAACATCATACGTCACTCTTTCCATTTTGTGATCATAAACGTGCATTCTGGAAGAAATGCCAACAGCATTAAACATATTTTCGAACAGTTGACGCACAACTGTATTGACAGCAACAAAATCGCCAACGCCACGTTTGATAGCAGCACCTGTAGTATAAAAAGATACGCCATTCACAATAACACGATATTTCATAACAGTTCCTTTTCAATCATCATAAGACTATTATACACTGGATCTGAATTATTGTAAACCCCCCAAAAAACCCCTATAAAATCAACGACTTAGATACCCTACGATCTGTAGGGTTATTTTTTAGTAGGGGTATTTCCTTGTCCATGAGCCACTGCGTAGGCTACGCACATAACATCACCACTGGAATATGCACATTTTACTGCCACTGGGTCAATACCTTTAACGATTGCTGATTCAATATTTGACTTAATAGCGTTGGTTTGATGATAACTATAAAACGTAAAACATACTAATGCTGTCATAACGATTAATGTTATACCAATGATAAACCCAAGTTTATCTTTACTGTTGTTAGTTAATTCTGGCATTTTAGTTCTCCTTACCATGTTCCATCATCTATAATACCTCGAATCCAAACTGGACCGAGACTAATAAAAATCCCACGCATTGCAGGATTTAAATCATCTGGATGTAAAAAATCAAAACGCAGTTCCCAATGACATGGGTTAACAACTACACCAAACCACATTCCTGAATATCTTGCGTATTTAATTAATGTCTTTAACTGCATCACATAACCCCAAATCTTTTGCTTCGGTTGCTGATAACCACATATCTTGTGGAGGTAAAAGCACTTCACGAATTTTCTTCTCAGATAATCCTGTGCATTTTTTATAATGACTAATCATACGTTTGGTCGTCAAGTCAAACTCTTTGACTGTTGCGAACAACTCATGTTCTTTGCCGAACGCACCCCATGAATACTGGTGTGACAGAATAGAAGTATTCGGTGTAAGAATACGATTTCCCTTTTCGCCAGCAATAAAAATCATAAGACCAGCTGAAGCGATTTGACCAAGACCAATTGTTCTAATTGGAATGGCTGAACCACGCATAGTATCAACTAATGCAAATGCTGCATTTAAATCTCCGCCTGGAGAAGTGATTACCATGTTAAGTAAGTCAGCACGATCTTCTTGGAAATTGTTTTCAAAGATCCATTCTACTGCTTGTTTACAAGTTGCTAATGTAACTTCTTCCATTAACAAGAAGAACGAATGACGTGAGTGTTCTTCTTTTACCTGTAAATTCAATTTTTGCATCATATTTTGCACCTTTAATCCTTGTAAAAAATGTGTCTACCAATTACTGTAGTCTTCTGTAAATTCTTCCAATTTGGTCGTACATAATCCGCATGATAAAATTTTGCGCCATATGTATTATCTTCTAGTACCTCATAATTAGCATAAACATATAACGCAACTTCTAAATTTTTGTTATATACTTCTTGATTTATAGATTTTCTTGGCTCACAAAACCAAGAAAATTGACAAGCAATTCTTGTGTCGCCGATTGATTCTACCTTAGTTTTTTGTTTAACTACGCTACAAATATCTTTCGGAAACCTTGGATCTAATACTCTATTCATCGTTACCATAGCAACAGCGACTTGACCATCTCGGGGTTCATGCCCTGCTTCATAATAAATGTTTTCAGCCAAACAATCAACTTGTTGTCTAGCGTCAGTGGTTAACTGTCCATACTTAATGTTAAGTATAGTGTATCCTTTACTATAAAATGTAGCAGCAGCTGTTAGTGCTACCATTACTGCTATCGAAATAAATGTAACTCGGATTAAATTCATAAATCTCCTTAGTAAGTTAAAGAGTGTGCATGTGACTGCACACTCCGATCCCTATCAGGTGGACTTCTTAGTCTTTGTATCTAGTGGGATGTTGGAAACGAAACCATTCAGGGCAGTAGCCTTAGCAATAATTTCAGTTTCTGTTGGGATAGCAGGAAAACCTGGATGATCAGGAATCGTGCCACCATTGAGTTTAGCAGATTCGACTTTCATATGCCAGTCGTTGCTAATTTGTTCACGCTTACCGTAATATTCATCGTTAAGCATGTCTTTCGCCATTTTTAATAGTTCAAGGCGAATCTCGAACGGAGTCATGTTACTCATATTTTACTACCTTTCTGTGTTGTGTGTAAAAAGGTGGTTTTATTGGGTTCCACCAACCCACTGTCTATTATTTAGGTATTACTTTTTCGCTGCGTCAGCTTTTGGCTCTACTTTCTTAGGAGTAGGTTTCTCAGACTTAGGTGCAGGAGGACATTTACCTTGTTTGTCCTTAGTTACGCAGTTTGTTTCTTCTTTCTTTGCTTCTGGCTTCTTTGCAGGTTCTGCTGCGAAAGAAACAGTTGCGAATGACAACATTACTAATGCGATAATCGATTTCATGATAGTTCCTTGTAAAAGTTAATATGATCCACTGCATAATTAATGTCGCCACTTTAGTTAGTACAAGAGCCAATTGGGCATCGGTTGCTAACATCGAGCAAAGACTTCACTAATTCGTGGTAGGTTATTCTGTTACGAGGAAACCTACCGAAACCCTAAGCAGTGTTTAGGCTGCTAATGCGAACTGTGCGTCGTTTGCGTTTACGTTGTTTACTTTTTACGACTCTCTGTGTCGTGCTGTCCACTCTGTTACTTATTGCCCTGTCGAAACCATGGCACCCCCAACTGAACATACTCAGCGTTTCGCTTTGCTACCGATAACTCGGTTCGGAATATGTTCAGGTGGAGGTGGTGGGAGTCGAACCCACGTCCAGAACACCTTTCTCATTGCTTCATACAGCAATTCTTACATTACGCCATCTTTTGTTGACTTGATTAGCGTAACTTGTCCGTTCGCACCAATAACAACTTTAAACATATCTCCCTCTTTCCATCCTTCAGGAAGTTCTTTCTGTTCAAATATAATTATATTTGGTGCAATCTCAGCATTTAATACCATTATACCCTGCTTTCTCATTAATGTCAAATATTCTTTATTCGTTTATAATCTTGTCGCAACTTTTTAAATTCTCCGATCCAGTCATCTCTCTTCTCTTCAAAGATTAATGGTTCGTTGTCATCAACACCCATAATAATAACTAACTTACCAACAGGAATTCCTGTTCGTTCTTCGAAAGCAACTGCATAAGCAGATGTTTGCATAAAGTATCCGTAAATATTATCACGAGTCTTAACTCTTGCAGAAGTTTTAAAGTCAATAACTGCAAGTTTCCCATCATACTCTGCAATACAATCAACTGTTCCTGCAACTTCCAGATGATCTGAATAAAGCGGATCTTCTAACGCATGTATGTTATTTATCTTGTCTAGATGTGGAATTAACGACCTGTAAACTTCTTGATCGAATATATCTGGTTCAGCAGACTCTCCACGCAAATAGGATTCGCAGAGGGTGTGAATTCTTGTTCCACGTGTTGCTGCTCGATTTGAGATTCGGTTGGCTTCTGCTTCTCCGACTTTTTTTCGCCAAGCGATGATTGCTGCTTTTGAGTGCAATCCTGTAAC